CATTCCATAAAGTTCTTCGTTGAGGGGTAGCAATAGCATAGGAAGCAAACGCGATAACCTTTCTTTCTTCCATTTGCGATTCTTCCGTTTCCTCATTATAAGCATCTCCCATTAATTTATCTATATCATTTTTTTCATCTGGAGTAAGCGAGTTGTAAAACTCATCAAATGCTTTTTTAAATTTGGCATCTCCGAATGCGTAGTGTCCCAATTCGTGAGTGATGATGTCACCAATATTCTCGTTCTTTTTAATAAACGCATTGTTTAGAATAAGTATTCCTTCGTTTGGATAGTATGCAGCTTTGTATTCGTATTCCTCATCTACTGCGTCATCTACTACATACACTCGATCTGGGATTTTTCCTTTAAAAAAACTTTGAACTCTGAGGTTTAATTTAACCTGACCATATCTTTCGTTCTCTGGAAGTGGCGTTGGCTTAACTGCCATGTATCGTTTATCTGATCCAATTATTCCTTTTGGACGAGCTTCCATTTTTGGGTTCTTAACAAACACGCGAGAACCAACCATGATTGCTTCGTCTCCTGCAACCACCGCATTCTTTGAACGAACATCTACAAAGTAACTGGAACGAATTGGATTGTATGAAACTTCAGTCCAAACATTTGAATCATTTATATCCGTTGGAAGCTCTGTGATTGATTCGTAATTTCCTTTTACAGTAGCAAGAGGGAACTTCCCTGCTCCGGTAGCTATATCAATTGCCTTGCCCTTTCCAGAAATAGAACGAGTCATCATTCGTGGGTTGATAACTTTTGCTATACCAACATAAGAAATTGGTTCACCAACTCGCTTACTTGTTTCTGGAACTGGTTCGTGTGCAGTTACTGCATATACTGTATCACCAGATGCAGTCGAACGATTGTATGTTGGAATATCAATTCGGAATTCAACTTCTTTTCCGTTTTCTATTGGAGCATTTACTTTTGCAGTTTTACTCTCATCAATGAATTGTTTGATCTTTGAATCTGTTGGTATCTGCTCTGCACCTTTAACTGTAAAAGGATCAAGTCGATCAATTAAATCAGCATAATCTCCAGCGGTAATTTCTCCGTTATTCAACCTAACTGCGGCTACAGCAAGTTGAGGATTGCGAGCCATTGTTTTGTTAGATGACGCTTTGTTAAACGCAATTGTTTCTTCTGGAGTTGTTGGCGTTATTTTTTGTTTTTGAACCGCCATTTTACGAACTTCAGCGGTTGATTTTATTATAGGAAGAGTTTTAGTGGTTGGCGCAACCTCTGGCGCGGGAGCTTCTGCTGGTGCAGCTTCCCGCTCGGTAACAACTTGTTCTTCGGTGGCTATGGCAGGCTGTGTTATTCCCGTTCGGGAAGGTTCTGCTACTGGCTCGGTGACTGGTGCGGGAGTGATTGGCTCAACTGGCGCGGGTTCTACGATGGTTGGCGCAACCTCTACTGGTGGCGTGACTACTTGTTCTACTGGCGCGGCTTCTGGTGCAGGCTGAACTTGTAAGGTTTCCTTAACAGTTGGCGCGGCGGGTGCGGTAATCGCTTTCGCCAATTCAGCCTGTTGCTTTTCTGCTTCTGCTACTGGATCAGCAGATTCAACGATGTTATCTATTTGGCCTTGTGCTGCCGCGAGGATAGCTTCTTTCTCTTTCAGTTCTAATTTGAGCTTCTGTGCTATTGGATCAGTAGATTCGATAGCTTGTAGGACTTGCTTGGTATCCGCGATTTCTTGTTCTAACTTTTGCTTGTTAGCCAGCACTGCTTTACCCTGCGGATTATCGTTTCCGATAAAAAGGTTCTCAGCTTCTTTGTTTGCACTCTCCGTAATTTTGGCTTCTGCGATTTGCTCTGGTGTGAATGGTGCAGCAATAGTAGTAGCTGCTGCGCCTGCCGCACCACCAATCAATGCTTCACCGATAGCCTGTTTAGGATTAACCTGTATTCCCTTCTTGGTTTCTACAGTCTCGCCAACTTGCTGAATCAATGCGTCTACTCCTTCTGGAACACCTTCGCCTAAAAATGAAGATGCAAGGCGTTTAGAAAAAGAACCAACTGCCTTCTCGCCACCCGGAAGATACTTAGCTCCGAAAGCATTTAACAAACCAGAACCAGCAGCGGTAACAATAGCGTATGCCATGTCCTCATCAGTTGGTTCTGTGTAACCATTATTCTTAGCTCGTTCCAATGCAACTGGGCCAACAACTTGTGCCGCCTCAGTCAACGCTGGGCCTGCAAATGCACCCGCTGCTGCACCAGCAACAGCACCCCCACCTCCACCTATTAACCCGCCAAGACCACCACCAGCAACTGCACCAACAATGCGTGATCCAATGCTCATTAGAATCTGACCAGTCTGTTCAGCAACCGCTCTTGGTGCATACTGAGGGGCAAACCCTGCAATCTGGAACTCACCTTCTTGTGGCTCCATGAATCTTTGACCAGCAGAAACATAACCTTCTGGCTCTTGAATTGCACCCTTCAATGCTGTAGCTACTGCGGGGAATCCAGCAACTTGTGCCGTCTCACCCATAGCTTCAAGCGGTTGACCAAATGATTGCTTCAGTGCCGCTGGTATTTGCGAGATTTCTTGACCAATAGAAGTGCCTACTGGTTCTAAATCTTTTTCTGATAAAACTCTAAATGGTTTACTCGGATCAAAACCAGTTAATTCCGCTTCAGGAATAATGCTGAATGGTTGGGTTGGATCAAATGCCATGACATTATTGTATAGCTACCCATTTTCCGTTTGTAAACTTATATCTTTTGCCGCCTTGTTCAGCAACAGTTCCTTCCGCATATTGAGCTTGACCAGATGGTTTCTGAAGATTTTTTGATGCAGACAAATTCAATCCTGTAGAATCAGCGATAGCTGGAACAGTTTGGATTGTTTGGATCATCTCATATTGATTTTCAGTAATTAGAATAGGTGCTGCACCTTGCCTTGGGATAACAACAAATGGGAACTTCTTTATTTCATCTTCAGAGTCGGATTGAGATGGAGCCAATGTCGCATTCAAGATGCCACCATTTTGCTGAAATATTTCCTTGAATGTAGGAAGATCAGCAGCGGGGCGTTCTTTAGATAGTTTGGATGAAGAACTTCTAACTTTAGAAATAAACTCTTGGTTGTCCTTATATTGTTGTTCTCCAACTTTTACAAAGTCTTGAGAAAATGTTTTACGAACAGTTGGATCATCATTGGTTCCACTCGCAGTCATCTTGATGCGAACTTGTTCATTTACTTTAGGAACGCCGATGCTCCCAATATCAATTCCATATTCACCAAGATCAACTTTTGCTTCTTCGTATTTAGAAGCACCCGGATCAAATGCTATGGATTGATTTGCAGCTTGAACTTTTTGCTGCGGTGGCAACGCATTAAATCCAGCAACATTAGCAACTGACGCTTGCTTATATGTAGGCAATTTAGCGAAATCTTGCTGTGCTGCTGCCGCTTCTCTTGTTGGCCCAGCCATATCTGGCTGTTGCATCTTAAATGGTTTACCTTCTGCGCCAAGTTGCGCCGCTCGTTCTTCTGGAGTTAATGCAGGCTCCATTGCTGGCAATCCAGACATTTCATCTACTGGCATTGCAAGATCGGGTTGGTCTTCCATTCCCATTACTGCTTGCTCTGCTGCTTGCGCCCCAGATAGCATTCCTTCGTTTGTTGCATCGCCACCATACCTCGCGTTATACATATCTTCACGAACGCGAAGTTGTTCTTTCCTCAAGTAATCATTTGCCGCAAACTGATTCATTTTTAGTCCAGCTTCCAATGCTGGCATCATAAACGGATTTTGCAAAATAGATGGATCAGTCAAGAATGGCATCAACTTCGCATACGCTTCACCAGTCTGTCCTTGTCCTGCAAGCTGCATCGACTCTTGCATACTCTGTTGAAACATAGGTAGCATCTCCTGCGCTTGCTTCTGCTGCTCGCGTTGAGCCAAAGCTTGTCCTACATTCTGACCAAGTTTAGCCAAAGAATCTCCAACCCATGCGGTAGAGTTCGATGTGCGGTTGGTTCCTGTCATTATGAGTTCTGCGATAGACATGGTTCTTAATATGGTGATTTAAATTGTGATTGAGGAACTGCAACTGGTCGATCACTCAATGATCCAGTAGTTGCATTGCCTCCTTGGTAAATTCTACTTCCAGCAACTTGACCATACCGATCTCCTGTTGTTTGGAAAGTGTATGGTTGATTATAAAGTGGCGTTGCTCCAACTCCTGTTCCAGACCCTCCCATTCCACCAAGCATTTGAGCATATCCACCCATACCTCCACCAGCACCACCTGCGGCTGACGCTCCACCAATTGCACCACTATAACCCATCAATGCCCCAGAGGTAGCTTGTCCAATTTGCTGCACACCTTGGCCGACTGCTTGCTGTGCAGCGTAGCTTGCGGCGATGTTTTCTTTGTTTGCTCCGTAGATGTTCTCGTAAACGCCAGAAGTCATTCTTGCCTTTTGCAATCCTACTTCCGCTGCTGCCGTTTGGAATCCAAGTTGAACTCTACCTACATCCAATGGGTCTGCTGTAAATGCTCTTGCCAACTGCTGCCAATTCATTGCTGTGCCTTGAATTGCAGGAACCGCTGCCAATCCTTGTCGTTGAAGATCAAGTGAGGTTAAACCAAATTGTCTTGGGACTAATGCTTGTGCCGCTTGGAATCCACCAGTCCTACCTGCCGTTGCTGGGTTAAATCCCGCACCGCCAAACTCAGCGATGTTTCGCATGGTTTGCTTTCTGACATCTTGTGGTATTTCTCCACGCAAGTATTGGTCAGTAACACCCATCGCTTTATTAAGTTGTCCAACTGATCTTGCTCTTAATGCTGCTGCTCCGGGCTGAAACTTTTCTACTTGCTGTCTATTGTATTCTGAAATCCGTGCAGCATCACCGATCATTGCTCCAATGTCATATACTGGAGCCTCAACCGCATTAATCATTCCTTGGACTTGGCGTTGTCCTTTTTTATATGCTGCCGCTGCTCGACCCTGCGCTCTCTTAGCTCTATCTGCTGCTGACATTGAAATACCAGCAGCAGTTCCAGCAGCAGCTACAGCTACCACACCAGCAGCAATAGCAAATCCGCTAGAGTGAAACATCATTGAATGTTTATCGTTGCCTAAATGGTCTGGTAAAAGAAATCTCATTTGATTAAGTCGGTTCGGTTATGCCGCCACTTCTGCACCCTTGGGTCTTCCTTGGCGATGTGGGGATTAAAGTCTCTTGAAGTGATGCTGTCAATAATTTCGTCTGGATCAGTTAAATCTGTGACATGGCAGGTAGTCCAGATTGTGTCTTTATGAGTAGCCAGCAAACGCCTTGTTCCTGCTTCTGTGATGCCGCTGTAGCCTGTTTTGTAGCGGTGGGCAGGGATACCATGATACCAGACAGTCACATCACCTTTCATCACGAAGAAGGGATGGGTTGTCAGATGAAGCAAACTTGTGAGAATCGTATCCTTCGGCATATAGATTTCCCGAATATACATACCCGGAGTAAACCTATGCACGAGCGGACATTCCCGTGGAGGTAGTTTCAGAATCTCCAAGTCCATCAAGTTAAGCTCGTAGTTTGGATCACCATATCCAATTACGCTCTTTGCTTCAATCTTGTCTGGAATTGTTAAATTCATCGATACATGAAGTAATCGTTAGGTGTTGGCGATAGTATATCAGCACCGATTAGGTTGTCTGCTCTGCTATAGTTAGCAAAGCGGATTGGTGCGGCGGTTGGAATCTCTACGTTCTCCATTTCTTTCTCTTGCTCCTGCACGGCCAATGATAGGTTGCTCAAGAACTCTTGCGCCTTTCGATTCTCACGCGAGTTCAATGCAAGAACCGCATAGATCATTGCATCTGGAATGAACTCAACCAACTCTTTCGGATCACTTAGATCAAAGTATTTCTTCGATGCGTAAAGAGTAATACACTCGCACGTCCTTGGTGCTTTGAACCTACGAAAGGTAGGATGAGCATCGTTCGGTTGATAGATTGCTATGAGAGTCTTTGCTTCCAATGCCGTATCGTAGGCATACACACGAATCCTACCTTTAGTAACTGGCTTGGTTACTGACCGAATCCCCTTCACAAGAAGATCGGACTTAGCCAGCGTTGGAGGATTGGCAGTAGTTACCTTAACCTTGTGGTAGGTGTCATACTGGTCTTGCGCTTCAAACATCAACTCTACGCCGATGTCTTCAGCTTCCTCGGCCATTACCCCGATTTGGTATGGATGAGTAGTATAATCACGGAAGAGAACGTGGAGTCCTCCTACTTCTACAATTCCTCTATGGCATGAGTTCCCTGCTTGCAGAGCAAAAGCATTGGTCGCATTAAACCATTCATCTGCGAGGCTGGCTGATTCATCCCCGATCCAAGCAAGTTTGATTTGCTCATAACGGGCTGGAAGCGTGAAGCAATCGTTCACACAGCAAATTTGGACATACTCTTCTTGAGTAGTCCATGCTCGCTTATTCCAGAGTAGTCGCCTTGCTTGGTTTACGGCTTTGACTCCGCGCTCGTATGAACAAGTGCCAGAGTCTCCGACGAACCCCTTCACAAGCTCTACCATCTCTTCGAGGGTATCAGCCATAGGGATTATCGTTACCGATAATTATTTTTGGTAGCCTTGCTTGGGAGTGCCAGCAGTCGTGTAGATGCTTGGCTTCTTTTTTCCCAAGTTAGGCATATTGCCCATGCCTTCACGGATCATGCCGCGAGTTGGTGAGCCGCCGCTTACGAGTTTAGGATCGGTTCCTTTTAGTGGTGTCATATGTTTATGTTTTTGTTTACCCCGGATGTATTGCCGTCCATCGAAGGGAAGTTACGGTTGAAGGATTATCATTGATTCGGATTGTGAATCCAGTCGTTGTTTGTCCTGTGGCAAGAATATATTTACCTGCTGCTGCACTTGTCGCAGTTCCAACAGGCTGAATGCTAACGCCATAATTTGCGCTTGGTAAAGATGAAAATGAAATTGCTTCAGTGCTGTCTCCGGCAGGGATGCCAGCAACTCCAGTCCTAACGCGAACCAAGTCACCTTCAAGCGCATCAACGCGAGTATCCAGCGCATCAATTTCATTTTGCTGCGTTTGAAGCTGACCGTTAATTGTAGTAATTTGTGCTGGAGTTACATCACCAAGCCCCGGCACAAGGATGGTTCCATTGGAAAGAACCTCATCAATGAATGTTTGGAATACATTCTGCCAGTTTCCAGTTGGACAAAAATCATCTGGAACATTTGGGAATGTAATTGCAGGAGATGAATCGGCGTTGTCCATAGTTTAATTTACGATATTGTATTCCCAATATTTCTCTTGGCAACACAAAAATGGTTCACACTCTTGATTTTCTTCTGGGCAGTCACCAACTGGAGAGTCATCGTTGTTCTTGATGTTTGCCATCAACCTTACTCTGTCAACTGTAGCCGCTCCAGTTAAAGTAACTCTAATCTGAAACTCGCTTCCCTCTACAGATGGGATACCCGCCAAATCATTACACTCGCTTGGATCTGGCGTGTTAAACTTGTAGCGTTTGTAGCGATTACCGCCTTGTTGCGGGAAACATTCAGTTACTTTAGGCGAGCATGGATCACAACCAAATGTCGTAGGCACTTTCAGTTCTGACCAGCATGGATTGCTATCTGCGCGGAATTCAACATAGCTTTCTACTTCACCCTTAATCTCACTCATCCACATTTCTCCACCAGTAATTTTCTTGCGAAGAAACTTGTTTGTAGCCCCGCTTCGGTTGAAGTCATACCTGCCAGTGGTGAAGAAGGATTCAATCTGCCTTGTTCCATTCGGGCCGTAGTCGTCGCCTTGGGTTATAGTAAACTCGTAAAGTCGATTCTTGTTGTCTGCGTCAAACGAGAATCCAAATCCACGCTTCTCACCTTGGATTAGTGCAGACAAAAGTTGAGTTGGTCTAATGCCTGTCCAGACTCCATTCCAACGAAATTGAAGTTGAGCGTCTGGAGCAGGCGTTGAAGATTGGTCGAGGTCTAATACTACCATTCCGCGATGATACCTATTCAGTCCTTCTACGCCTTCTGCTCGGTAGGTCTGTGGCGCAACTGTACTGATAAGGTAGTTGTTGAAAAACATCGTAGAAGCAAATTGCTTGAGCCAAGGAGTATCATTCGATACCCACTTGTTCACATCTCTCGATAGTTTACGAAGTGAGAAATATCGCGCAAATTCAGATTGGCTATTTGAATAGAACGCCCAACCATCGTGTGATCTAAACCAAAGCTCTGAATTGGCTAATCCTAAATATGGCGATGTGCATCCGCGCCCAAGGAGTGAGATGCGTTGGATATTTGATGTGTTCCATTCTGACCTTGGAAGAGAAACATCCATTGAGAATGCTCCTGCGCCAGTTAGAATGACAAGCTCACCTTGGCCGCGCAAGTTAGTTCCAATCTGTGGCATGACCTTCATGCCCGTGATATTCCCCATCATGGCTGGAGTTGAGAACGCCCCGCCCTCTGCCCAGTATCCAATCTCCGTGAAGTTCTCGGTATTGAGCGTATTGGTAAACCCATTTCCGTAGATAATGTCTGAAGCGTAAATCTGATTGAATTTGTTCGATACAAATACTCGGCCAAACGCATACTCCATGATCGTGCCAATCGGCATTTTCTTTTGAAATGGGTTTAGCCTACGAGCAAGTTCTTTTACTTTCCCTGTTCCAGTTGCTACTCCAGTAGCTGTAAATGTAACTCCGATTGTATTTGATGGCGCACCAACCAATGTAAAATCAGTTGTTCCCACTTCTGTTATTTCGTAAAGTTGCTCAATTATTATTTGAGTTGCCTCAATTGGATTTAACATCCCTCCCCAAGTTATAGGATTCTGATAACCATTTTGGATATACAGACGATCTTCAGCTTGCACAAACCATGTGTGCATCATGCCCGGATCATTCCCCTCAATCAACTTGTAGGCGTATGCTGTATTGTTTACTATCTTCAAAAAGTAAATAACTCCAGATACTGATAAAACCATTCCGTCTGATGAACCATACTTTACCGCTCGATATGGATATGCCCCTTGGAAGTTTCCATTCTGAATATCGTTAACGATAGTCTCAGATTCTCCCGATCCTGCAACTATTGGGATATTCCGAATACTTGGTCTGGTTCGGTTAATCCCACCTCGGAATGTTCTATTCACCGACTCTGATACTACAGACTCTGGTAAATACGATGGATGAGTATCAGCATCTTGCGCGATGATACTTGTGAACCCATCAAAGACTGATCCTTCAGATGGCATTAGTTATAGGCTAGTCCAAGTTGTTCCATTATATACGCAGAGTCTATTTAAGTCTGTGTCGTATACCATAAGTCCATCTGGTGGAGTAGAAATAGCATTTTTTTGAGCTGTCGTCATTCTTGGAGGTAAGAATCCTTTAGTTGTGCTATCAAGTTGAAGAATAGCATTTGAATTTGGGGCGGTAGTTCCAATTCCAACATTACCAACATTGTTTACTGTAAGTCTTGTTGTAACTGAGCTTGCTGATCCAGTTGATTTTACTGCATTTGTTCTTAATGAAATCTCACCATCTGGACTAAGACCGATTTGCGCTGCACCCGTTTGGCTATTTGCATTGTAACTAACCCATGTTGACGCAGGAGAACTTGCCCTATACCCATTTGAAGTTAGATTTATTTCAAAACTACCTTCAGTAGCTAATTGACCAAGATCACGAATTGCATGACCATCATCATTAACCCAATGATTGGATGGCATATTAAACGAACCTGATCCCGTAGTAATTATATCTTGAGAACCAAAATTAGGGTTAATCTTTGTTCCTGCAATCGCGGCGGTAGCGGATACCTTTGCATTTGTTATGGAGGAATCAGCAATTTTTGCTGCGGTTACATTGCTATCAACAATTTTTGCAGTTGTGATTGCATTATCTACAATCTTCGCAGTAGTGATTGCGTTATCTACAATGTAGTCAGTTTCTACTTTTCCAAATTCAACTGTTCCAGTAGATGACTTTTTAAGAACATTTGTATTATCTCCATTTGTCCAAGTCAAATTAGCAGCACCATCAGTCTTCAAAACTTGTTGGGAAGCTGGAGTCTGAATTGTCTTTTGACAAGCGGCAGAGTCTTCTACTACCAATCGTTTTCCATTGGCAGTTGTTTCAAGTGGTTCACACAACAACGGAAATTCCGAGTCGCATGGTGGGCATGGTGTGCAATAGCTCATATTATTTGATTTCTACAATAGACTTCGATCCATCTGCGTTTAGAACTACTTCCTCATCTTTTTCTACAACGCCTTCTGGAAGTGGATTATTTACATTTCCTTCATCGTCAATTTTGTAATCCCATTCACCTATGTTTATTAAAACATCATTAAGATATATAGTTTTCATATTATTTTGCAACCCATCCTGTATTTCCTGTTCCAGTTTCCTTAACCCACAATGTAGCTCCCGTGCCACCAACTGTACTTGTATACATACTTCCCGGCGATGCTGTAATATTTGAGTTTGGGTTGCCAAAAGCACCGCTCTCCCAAAATACATTTGTCATCGTGTAATATTGAGCGGAATTAGAATCAACGGCAATTTTGCCTTTTGTAGACCCAGCTTGTCTGAAAAAGATCAAATCTCCATTAGATGTATTTCTACCAAATATTCCAGAAACATTTCCGCTTCTTGTTGAAGATACTATTCCAGATGCAATTCTTGATCCTGCACTATTATCATCGTCAACTGCTTTACCAACTAATACGGATTCATTAAATATTGTTTTATCAATATCGTAAACAATTGAAGCGAGTCCCAGCGTTGCTGGATTTGTATATCCACCAGCAACAGCCGCATCAACTTCAATATTATCAGCATTAGAACCAATGCTAACAGCGTTAGTAACAGTTGATGGAGGATTTATTACACTTAATCCAAATACTTTTACTCCTTCAGTTTCTCTTGTTCCAGAACCTAAATCTCCTTCAACTCTAATTGGTTGAATGCTTTCTAAATAACGATTATTATCAAGTTCAATTTGTCGTCCACCACACAATATTGTCCCAAGAACATCTCGTCCTACAACAGCAGAGTTTTTAATTACTGATTGATCTGCATAAAAGAAATGAACATAATATTGCGCGTCAGAATCGGGATACATTATTGATGTATTTGTTCCTGTTGCATAACAATCAAGATTCTCAATAATTATTCTTGCTGGAGGAACATCTTCGTTTGGAGTTCCACTAAGAATTCCGTGTCCAGTGGCAGATGTTATTGCAGAATCAACTACATTGATTCCAATTGGAATATTGGTTCCTGATGTTCTTCCAGTATATGTTCCATCAGTAATAACAATTCCGTGACCAAGAGTAGCATTAATGCCTATTTGTTTTATTGAATGAATATAACTTCTTGAAGCAATTACTAAAGCATCATTTGGTTGATTGTGAATCCAAACATTTTGTATTTGAGCAAACTGTGTATTCCCAGTCGGGACATCATTTGGTTCAATCCAAATTCCATAATTTTGATCGTTTCTTGTAAGCCCAAGAGATGCGTAATTCGCTCCTGTAATTCTTCCATTTACATATGTTCTTCTTGCGTTTGTTGCGCCAATATTAAAATCTTTTAATTCGCAATGAGATTCAAGTATTCGGATACATGGACCTAAAGTATTTCCAAATACAATTTGAGTTGATCCATTATTATTTATAGACCCGTCTCCTACAATTCTAATTCCATCAGTTAATTGTAAAGTTCCATTGCAAAGATACCTTCCGCTCGGAATATATACTGTCCCTCCGCGAGTGCTTAATGCTGCTATTGCATTTTGAAATGCAGTGAAATTATCAGTTCCAGTTGTGCTATTCCAATCTCCGACAGCACCAAAATCTTTTACATTCATCACATCAGCAAACCTGTTAGCCAATGTTCTTGCGGCATTCGATCCAGTTGCCGTCACGCTGGAGCTATTCAGACCTACAAAGCTATTTGCCGTGACTACGCCAGCATTGCTCACAGTCATCTGGTCAACGCCACCTACGCCTATGATTGCCTGTGTTCCGTCTACTGATGCTTTAATGTTTGCGCTCATAATTAGTATCTCGTAATCCGACCTTCTTTTTTAGCTTTCTCGTATTCTTCCTTGGTTACTTCATTCCTTCCCCAAGGAACTTGTTTTTGTTCAAGATTAGATTCAAGAGTTTTTTCTGAAAGTTCTTTTTCAAGTTCTAAAATACCATTATCTCCAAGAACATCTTTAACCCAAGAAATAAGTTTGTCTTCTGTAATTTCATTAAACTCTGTAAATTTTCCCTCTGTAGGTGCATTTAATTTAATTGTTTTAGAGATCATTGATTTTTGATCATCTACATTAAATGTAACAAATACAATTGTCCCAGAAATAAGTTCGCTTGATGTTTTAAGATTTGTAATTTCCCAGTTCATGATTCAAAATATATTTCTGTAGGCCCAATTTTGTTTGTTGTAAATGAGGCAGCTTCATATTGCCCTAAAACAATATTTGCTGCTGTTTTTGTTCTTATATTTCCAGACCCATTATTGATTGTAATATTATATGCGTTTGGATTTACTATTGTAAATTTTGTTCCGTTTGGTAATTCTCCCGGTGCGGTTGGAAAAAAACCACTAATACTATCGGCAACATTTCCTTCTCCTGTAATTATTACAGTTCCTGCTGCAATTCTTACTGATCCACTTACAACTGTGAAATTTGCAACACCATTAACATGAAAATGAGTATTTGAAAATGAAAAAGAATCCATTATGACATATTCATTTTGTCCTATCCAATATGTTCCGCCTCGACTTGCTGAAGTAACCATTGTGGTTATGTTATTAGAGTTTGCTGCTCTAATAAACACTCCAGTTGTTCCTGCGCTAATATCAAATGCTGGAAGAGTTAATGCTGGTTCAACATAGAAATTGTCAAAATAAATTCCTGTTAAATTTGGTGATACACAATCAACGATTTGAGTAAGATTAATTGCTCTAAAATTTGTGCATTCAAAATTTGTAGTTCCATTTATTAATTCAAATCCTTTTTTCGTTCCATCTCCTCCAAAAGCGCAGTTTTTGAATGCAATGTTTTGGCATCTAATATATGCGTTTGATTGAGTTAATCCAGAAACTAATGGATTTGAGCAATTACTGTATGATTCTAAATTATCAAAAACAATTCTATAACAACTTCCTCCAGATGGAGAAATGCAAACACCAAATCCTCCATTACTTGTTGACCTGCAAGAATTAAAATTAACCATTCCAAGTCTATCTGTTGTAACTCCAGCATAAGTTCCATCATCAAGAAGAATGCCGTGACTCCTATTGTTCTGAAAAGAACATTGCTCAACAATGCTATTTAATGCAGATTTTGCAATATACACACCACAATCAGGTTGATTGTCAATCAACACAGATTTGATATATGTTAGCGTTGTTGTTCCAGAATCATTTGTTCCAGCTATTTGAATTCCATGATTATTACTATTAGTAGTAGCAAGCGCAAGCCTTGCTCCTATTGCCGTAATAAATAAATTTTCAATCCTACAAGCCCTTTGTTTTATTTGAAAAACTGGCCCATTTGTATGTTCTGCTGAAATTGTTGTCGTTTGATTCCCCGCTCCAAAAATGTATTTCCCTACTGAACTTAAATTTAATGTTGCGGAAATTTTGTAATTTCCTTGAGGAATGTAGATATATTGTTTAGGACTGTTAATTGCATTTTGAATTTCATCTGTGCTATCAACTACTCCAGTAGGATCAGCACCGAAATCCAATACATTGGCCACATCGCCAAACCTGTTAGCCAACGAACGAGAAGCAGTGCTTTCAGTTGCAAGAGCAGTAGCACTTGATGCGTTGCCAGACAGTGTTCCTCCACTCACACTTCCTGTAAAGGTAGCGTCAGTTCCGTTAGTTCCGTTCTCTAAAACTTTACTTGTGCCATTACTCGCAAATACATCGCCCGTAACATTGCCCGTGACGTTAGCTGTAATGCTGCTTGTGGCAAAACCTTGCGGAAACGATACAACGCCAGTGTTGCTCACATTCAGAACATCCTGCGTAGTTGCGCCTGCATTGCCCCGTGCCAGCTTAATCGTGCCGTCTGGTGACGATGGCACTGCCAGCGTAAAATTATCTGTTGCTGTTCCCGATTGTCCAATCTGGACTGCATTTGCTTTAATGAGACTCATAGTATTATTTAGCTGTCCATCCAGTAGCTGTTGCTGCTCCAGATGTTTTAATATACAAAGTTGTTGATACTCCTCCAGAAATATTAGTATAAATGCTTCCGACAGGTGCTGCAACAACTCCTTCGGGTGAACCTGTGCCTGAAGTAATTACAATATTTGTAGGCAAATTAACACCTTTATCGTTTAGTGTAATTCCAGAATTTCCGTCAAGTATTAGTGACATAATATTATACGATTGTGTAAACGCTGCCTGATGGAACTGTTAATGTAACTCCGGGGGTTACTGTGATTGGCCCGGCTGACATTGCGTTGCGTCCTTCGGTGATCGTATAGTCAGTTACCATTATTTGGTCATTCTCGTAGAATACTCCAAAAGTATTTCCACCCACTGGAGCCTTGCCGCCCGTTGCACCTCCAGACGCTTCAACTGCGACACGGGCATAGTAAGCTGCACGATTTACAATCTCATTCAATGCCGCCTCACTTGGGCCGCACGGATTGCATTTAGAACTTCTGGAATTTCCGCAACTCATAGTTTTTAATATATTGATTGCTTTTTATTCTTTAGGCAAGAACTATTTTTTTAATTGTGCCTCCCTTGGGTTCTGTAACATGACCATTATCCCACAATATTTTTCCTTTGCCAATATGTGTTCCCTTGCTCTTGGGATTGTCCCTGCGCGATACTCGCATCCCTTCTGCTGGGGGCCATTTTATCGTTAACGATACTTTCTCTTTGGTTGGCTTTTCTTTTTGAACTGGTCGATAACCGAAGACAGTAACCTTTCTTTTCAGTTCTTCGTTCCAATAAGTGATAGCTTTCTTTTCTACCTGCCCACCTTTAATGGCAGATGACAATTGTTCAGCTACTCTTTCTGGACTGCACTCTAATTGTTCAGCAATTGTTTCGCGGGTATCCCAACCGCTCGGCCATTTGTAATGCTCTTTGTTATGAGCTTCTACTATTTTGTTCCAGTTTGCCATTGGTTAGTCCTCCAAAAAGATAGGCCAAGTTCCAGTTCTTCCGCGCTTCGCATCGAACAGAAAGTATGTTTGTTGTGGTGGCTCAAACGCCGCTTTGATAGCAATGCTATATGCGTTGTGGCCTACGAGACTTCCGTTGCTAATCCATTTAGGATTTTGTTGAGAAGTATGCCAGTGACCGAAAATGTCAATGTCCGCTGACCTACCTTTATTCCAACTCGAAATTGCTTTTTCTACGGGTACGGTCAAACCGCCCACGCCCCCTTGATATTTCAATCCATCACCATGATGCAGTCGGAATGTTTTTCCAAACACTTCAAGGTATGTGTGGTAGCTTTCTCCTACAATCCATTCTACGCCTTCAATCTCTTGCTCCAGCAATTTGTAAAGAAGCCACTCGTAGCTGTTCTTGTAAGCTGTGCTATGCCGAGGTTTGATGGTAGTCCTGCCGTGATTGCCGATTGAACATGGAATGATAATCCGTTCAAAGTTTCCTTCTTTTTTAATCGTGTTGATTAGCTTGGATAGCTTTTGACGTAACCAAAGAATTGTTTGAGTAGGTGACAATTCGTTTTCCTCGCGGAGTTCTTCGTGAATGTATCCCGTCATTAAATCGCCCAAAAGTGCAAGAACCAAGATAGGAATATCGCGTCCTACTCGTTCAATTTCTGTTAGTCGCAAAATAGCTTGAGTAGCTTTTTCAATGCGACGATCTGCAACTTCAAGATTAAAATTGTTTAAGTGTGAAACTGTTCTTGGATCAACTTGTTCTTCAACGTGCCAATCCGACAATACAGCTACCGCCGCGCTTGATACGCCTCGCGCAGATTCAATTTTGTATGTGTCTTTTTTAAACTTGTCTTCCTTCAATGCAGATACAATTCCAAGCTGCTTGTCCAACTCTTCTACTGTTTGTTGGTAGCGTTTGATTTGGTTTTTGTAATCCGCGATTTCTACTTCATGGGATTTCTTTGTAGCATCCCGTTCGATTTGTTGCCATTTATTCATTTGTTTTTTTATCGTTTACGATAATTCCGTTAATAGATACGGAATCGTTTTTTGGTTATATCTATTCATTTCAGAATAGACAAGATTTATGAATCCATCCCATTGCGGCGGGTAAATTGTTTGACACCCTTCCGAAGAAGTTGATTTGTAACTTCCCTTATGGATGTTGATAGCGATGCCCATATCGTCTCCAGTAATGTCTCGCGTGACAGGTAGTTCTTCTTTGGCGTTAGCAGGTCGCAACGCTGGATAGCCGCCTCCGGGCTTAGAGATACCATGATTCCCTTTACGGAAGCGATGGACACCCGTTTTAAGAACCGCGATACCTTTCCTAAAAACAGAAGGATCGGTATTAGCGTTAAACGTAGCGTGAACAGAAGGGGATAGTAAAATAATCGCATCATCATAAATTCCCCTTTGATTGCCAGATGGCGCAAATGTTTCAGAGTAGTATCCTCTTATTCCTACCAGCGCAACGCGATCTTCAATTCCCGCACGGATAACCATGCCGAGAGTTTTTTCTTTCGCCTGCTGCGGTCTGGAGTTAGGAACCATTAGCCTTTACGGATAATATTGATTAATCCAACAAGGCCAAGTCCTGCAACAAGAATAGCCTCTTGGAGTTCTGGTTCAAGCTTAACTCCTGCTGCCGTAGCAATCAGAATCAAACCGCGCCATGTAGAATTCTCGCTTAACTTTGCGAGCAATGCGTTAATTGTTTTTTTCATTTCTTTGTTCCTTTTGGTTCAGGCAGTTCATATGTCAACCGCCCATAGTCTGTCTCTAATGAAACTCCAAGTGTTGTGCAACCAGTCAAGAATGCCATTGCGAGAAATGCAAGTGAGATCAAGATCAGCACAAGCGCGAGTTGGTTAGGTTTCATTTTCAATTTCCAATTTTGTTTTTGAGAAATTCAAAAAACACTGTCCAGATAAATGCTGCTGCGGCAATGATACCAAATGCGTAACCGCGATGAGATTCTAATGAACGCAAGCGTTTTTCGAAGTCAGCAAATTTACTGCCAAAGTCTTTTTGATTTTCTAACACAAGATCAAGTTTTCCGGAAAGTATTCCAAGTGTTCGCTGAATGTCATCTTGCTCCATCATAAGATTAGTTTTCTATAAAGTGAGAACTCGTAAGTTTGGTTTCTGCACTGCACCATTTCAGCCACTCTTTAGCAACCGAATCAGAATCATTCCACCATGCACGAAGGTTCATGCTTTTCCAGTATGAATCCCAAACCCAAAGTCGATTTTGATTTGTTGGGTAAAGGTAGCATGACAACGCATGGCTAAACTTAGGAGTATTTACTATAAGAACTTTTGCTTGAATCCCACTTTGCTTCAATGCTTGCGTCATAGCAATTGCTTCTGGCAAACAAGCATTTTTATACTTACCAACAAATTGCGGTTGATCTACTGGGGGAGTAGATGTGCAGCTTGTCAGTAAGATGACAAATATGGAAACAAGGAATTTCATTCTTCAACCCAAGTGTAAATTCCATTCACAACTTTAAGTGCAAATGTTCCTTGGTCGCTTGGTGGTGTAGGCATACGCTCGGCGACGAGGATGGGAGCCTCGTCAACACGAACGTAAATTTTGCCGTCCGTCACGTTAATCGCAATTTCGCGTTCGATCCATTGAGCAGTTGATGGTTTAGCACCGGGGATTAAACTTTGCAATGGGAGGATGCGTGATGGGATTTCAGTTTCGGACGGCATTTGATTTTAGATTTTAAATTTCTTCCAAAGAAACTGGAAAAAGAGCAGAAGCTTCTTCCATTGAAATAACTTCTACTTGAGCAAAAAGATCGTTATCAAGAAGACCAAAGCCTTGCGAATAAAAACCACCAGCTTTAATTTCAGTAATAAGATCAGCGCATAGCATGAATTTTCCATCTGTAAGTTCTACAGGAGAAGCTTTATGTTGGCTGTTGAATGTTTCTTGAGTAGCTTCTAAAATTTCTTTTAGAGAAGAATTGAATACCAATGCAAGATTTTTTAGTTCTTCGTATGATTTGTTTTGAATAATAAGTTCTTGTAAATTCATAAAATTAAATTGCTTCGTTGATTGCTGTCATGAGAGCAGAAACTCTTGTGTCGAGCTTGGCAAGGTCTAGAGATTCCCCTATCGAGTAGAACGATAGGCGAGCGTCTGAATAGTTTGGACCAGAGAATTTGAACAACTGTATGTTACCGCTGCTAGGAGTGTCTGACGATTGTGTTAAAGTCGTGCTAACTCCAGAAATTCTACTTCCGTAGTTGGCAGAGTTTGAGCGACTCATGCCCATGAACCCAGTGGCATTTCCAGACGCTACAGATTGAGCTGCAAAATTTCTAGACCGTAAAAAAATATTCGCCGGATTAGCGCCTGATCGTCCAAAATTGCTAAAGTTATCTCCAGCAGTGGGACTAATTGGTCCTGCTCCTATGTATAAGCCTGCCAAACCAGAGCTTTGTGGCGATGCGACACGAACTGATAAATGTTGGTTATTTTGCGGATCTGCATTGTTATTTCTATTGGAATTTAAATATTTTGTAGAACCGTTTCCAACCAACCCTGTTTTACGGTTGTAATCAGCAGTTACAAAGTTAAAATTGGTAGGAGCTGTTCCAACTAAAGGAACTAAAGCTCCGTTTAATGTTCTGGCACCAGCAAGAATACAAGAAGCTTTGATAGCAGTCCAAATGCCATCGGCTTTGCATCCAACGATAAAGTTGTTATAAGCGGTCCTGATAGAAGCTTCCAAAGCTTGTCCATCCGCAGCTTCTACAGCAGCAATATAAGCAGAAGCAGTAGAGTCATAAAGCGGTGGTTGATAAAAACCTATTTTGCCTTCAATTTTAGTTTTCC